CAAGAGCCACGAAGGAGAGTGGCGAGGAGGAAAATGTTGCCTGTATTTTAACTGAAATGCTGAGAAAACATTTTCTCAACCTTGGCTCGATATACAGGGTCGTTCTGGTACTTGGGATCTCCAACCATTGCGTATAGCTCGTCTTTGGACGCAACCCCATCAACAGGAGCTGAGTTTACGGGGATCTTAATGTTCTCGTAAGACTCACGCAGCTTGAGCATCATCTTCAAACCTTTGGCCGTACCGGCAGCGTACTTAAACTCCTCAAAGTCGTCCGTTGAGAATACGCCCTTACGCACCAGGCCAGAAGCCCAGTCCACAGCACCCTTAATCATGGCGTCAGCGTTTGGCCCTAAAGCACGCCTCTCCTGCTCGACAGTCATGCGCACCTGCTGTTGCTGGTCGCCTGTCATCGCCATGTAATCGCCCACTAACTTGTCTAAGGCTGACTGGCTTACGCCATATTCCTGAGCCCATCCAAGTACGGTTGACCTTAGGGGATCGTCGTCTGGCGTATCGCCAAAGACGCTTGTGTCGTACTTTCCGTCTACCGGAGCCTTGTGCTTGCCCTGGCTGATCTGCTTGCGCAGGTCTTGCCAAGACTTTGCAATTGCCTCCAGGTCTGGAGATGCTTCGTCTTTCTTCCAGAAGTTCTCTGGCCACCAGTCCGGACGCTCTAACGGCTCGTCGTCGTCCTCTTGTTTGGTCAGATGCTCAATCTGTGTATTACTTGTATCTACCTGCTGGCCCTGCTCATCGGTGCTTGACACACCGTCGAGTAGGCCAGCTTCTTGGCTTTCGCCTTGAGCGCTGGGCTCGCTTGCTTGGGTTTCCATTTACAGGTTCCTTGCTTTGATTAGCCGCGCAAGTAAATCCCGAATCACGCTGTTCTGTCCCTCGCGGTAGAACGCATAACTCGGATCAGATCCCGGCACGGCAACGGGCTGATTTAAATAGGCTTCAGTTAGCCATTGCACTAGCTTTTGGCCGTCCTCGGAGCCAAGCAACCGAAGGCAGAGCTTGTTTAAGTCATCTGCCTTGGTGCTTGCTTCTCTTATATCTGTCTGGACGGCTTCTAGTTCTTCCCAGCCGCCAGCCATTAGACCATCCTCTGTACGGCCTGGGCAGCCAACTCAGGATTTTCCTCGGCAACTTCTGCCGCCATTTGAGCGCCTTGTTGCTTCATCATTTCTCTTTCCTCTGGAGTAGTTCTAATTTTTTGAGGTATGCCAAGCTTCTCGGCAATCATGTCTAGCATCTCGCCAGTCTTGATTGACATCTGTCCTTCTGGGCCAACCTGCATTGCAATCTGAGCGTATTGCATAATGCTGTTGATCTCCTCAAGGTTCTGAGCCATAGCCAATGGTGCAACCGCAGCAACCCGAACCTCAAGGCCATTAACCCGCAACGGAAGGTCGATCAACCCACGGTCGTCCATTACCTGTAAGACCTTGGATACAAGGGGAACCATTGTCTCATTTATGAGACGACCAAACGCCGAGCCTAGGTTCTGGCTCAGTTCCTTCATCCGTTCTACGACTTCTGTCGCAGAGCGTGCAGACATATTGTCGGGAGGAAGGCTCTCGTCGAGAAGAATCCGTTTGATGTTCTGCCGTAGATCGTTGATGACGATTTGCGATACGTTGAAATCACCTGAACGTGGCAGCGCCCGTAACGATTCACCTTGCGGGCCTCCATTGCGAGCGACCGGAATAATCGCTCCTGGGACAATCTTGATCGTGTTGGGGTTAAGTACGCCGTCGTCTGCTGCCGTATAGACACCAGCAATAGCAAGGCTGGCGTTTTTAAGGAGTAGCTCAAGTGTTTTATTAAGGGTCTTGATATCCGGAAGCGCTGTGATAAGCGGCCCTCGACCATAGATTTCTCCTGCTACCTTCATGTACCGACTGACCACCCAAGGGCTGATCTTCATCTTTCGGAACACAACCTCAGACTTGGTCTCCTTATGGATTACATAGTATGAGTAGTCGCCACGCTTTTGATCGAAGATGGTTGCCTCGATAAGTTCCACATCTTCTGTGGGTTTATCTTTAACCAGGCGGGCAAGCTGGCCTTCTACCACGGCGTCCGACCATTGGCGCTGGATTGCCTCGCCCTTGATCCGCATACGGCGGTACACGTTATCGACCTGGCCGTTAGCGCCTTCCTCAAACGCCACTAGATACTGCGGCACAGGGATGAAGTTGATAGGGCTAATGTCGTCACCAGGCTGAACCATCATAACGGCTGTGCCGACAGACAGGTCAAGCAAGAACTCGCCCATAGCGATGTCAAAGTTAGACTGCTTGATCGTGGCAAAAAGCTTTTCGTTATAGATGTCCAAGGCTCCTTGAGCCTCTGCCTTGCGGTCGTCAGGAATGTCCGGCCCCGGCTCTAGGCGGCACCACTTGCGCTGCGGCGGAAATATTCCAGACTGCAACCGATTGGCAAACCGTTGAACTGAATTGATTGCTGTCGAGTCAAAGACCCGATTCATCTTCTTAGCGCCGCCTACCTTACCTTCCCAGTAGCCGTCGTACAGGTTGCGCTGCGGTAGAGCGAACTCGTATGCGTCCTCGTACAGATCCCGAAAGTCATCCTTTTTGCGCAACGCAATATCGTGGCGCTTGAGGACATCCTCAGCCTTTAGTCTTTCTGCCATGATTAGTCCTTTTTGTTTCTTTGGGCGAAGTTACGCGCCGCTTCTTTACTGCCGAAACCCCACGCTTTGAGGGCAAGCTTGAGACGGGTTGGTCTACCTTTTTCGTCTGTGAGAGGCCCAGCCATGCCGCCAAATCTCGCAGCAAAGCTAACACGCCTTGGGTTCGCACCAGACTTAACCGGGGCTTTGAGGTCGCCACCTTCCTTGTTCTCGAAGTGCTTTCTGCCGGCTTCATTCAAACCTCCTTCTGGATTCTGATATTTTTTCTGTACCATTACTCGTACCAATCAATTCTCATCTCGGCCATCTGAGAACTACTATTTACATTTGTCAAACGAAATAAGTATGTTGTTAGCGGGTTAAAAACAAATTCAAAACTAAAACCCCTGCCGCCAGCTCCACTTCTATTTCCTTGTCCCTCTGCGCTGGTAATAAGCTCGCTATAAAACTCTGTTCCAACACTTGTGACTGTTGGGTTTAATACTGCCGCACCAACACTTGTTGTTGCTAAAGCTCGGTTACGCCTATGAATGGTCATGGCCGTGCCGCCGCTAGTTGTTGGAGATTCATAAACATAAATCTCAGCCTCACCGCCGCATTGATAATCCAAAACAGAGTGGGCATATACACCAGCTGGAAATGCTATGGCAATGTTAATACTTGAGCCAACGGCTAATCTCCCAGCGTCTTTATGTGTGTGATACACATAATAAGCCCTACCCTCGTGCAAGCGCAGATGGTTGATGTCAATTGTAGGCAACGGGTCAGACGATCCAACTACTCTTTGGCCTTCGTCTTTATCCATGTACGTCGGAGTCACATGGCGTGACTTTGTATTCATGGACTCCCTAGTGACGTACTGCGTTGTCATTACTTCTTGGGCTTCATTGCGGTTTTAGCCGCTTTCTTAAATGCAGCATCGGTAGGCGCTCCGGGAGAACCGGGTTTACGCATCTTCTCGCCAGAACCCTCGGCTATGCGCTCACGCTTTTTATGGATATTGGCATAGAGGCCGGGTTTCATTTGTACCCCGCTGCCTTGCGGCCTTCGCTCATGGCAATGGCTTTTGCCTGCTGCTCGCTTTTGACCTTCTGGCCAGAGCCAGATTTCAGCTTGCCCTTAGAGTATTCACGCATAACCATTGCAACTTTCTTTTGCATTTTGTCTTTATCTGGCATTTTTGTTTCCTTATAAAGCTGTGCCTGAACCTAGAGTTTGCTCTCCACCAATAACACTAGCGGTTTCAAGTAAACCACTACGGCGACGGCGTGCTCGTACAGATGAGGCTACGGCCTCTCCGGCAGTTCTCATTTGTTCATTACGCTCGTTTTTTTCTTTTAATTTTTCTGCTTCAATTTTACGGGCGGCTTCTTCCAATTTTCTCTTTTCGTCCTCGCCGGTAACTTTTCTAACGACTCCACCCATGATTACACCCTTTCTGTGCCAGTAGCACCCAATGTTTGAATTCCTGTTTCCGGAGCTATACGTGCCTCAGACAACAACATACGTGAGCCACCACTCGTCCTAGCCCTACGCTTGGACGCCTCGGATTCCATCATGTCACGCTTTTCTTCTTCTGCCTTTTGGCGCAGTCTTTCGTTTTCTTTGCGCTGTTCAGCAATCTGGCGCTCGGCTGCGCTTGTATCTGGTTTAGAAAATAATCCACTCATTTAATCCTCGCCATCATGTATGAATCAGACCCGTCCGGCAAAAACTTCCGCATTAGACCTTCTTCTTCAAAACCTAACGCTTTAGCCCACCGATACGCCCTTGTGTCATCAGATTTTACTGTGATTTGTAGCCGGTGCAATCCTTCTGATACCTCTGCGATATACAGAAATTGTTTTGCAACCAAAGTCATGGTCTTTGGGTAGCGCCTAGCCCTGTCATCAAACATAGACCAAAACTCAGCCATGCCATTCCAATAGTGTATAAATCCGAATACGGCTAGTGGTGAATTATTGACCACCGCTGTTACGGCAGGCCCAAGCGCCGCTTGGCAGTTCATGTGCTCGGCAGCCGATTGACCCGAACTTAGAATCTCTGGATTGGATACCTCAATCTCCATCGCATGAAGCGGGGAGTACGGCATCAGCAAAACCCCGTTTCTGTTCTTGATTTCAGAGTTTAGGCTAAGAATGTCCAAAGACATCGAATTCTGTATTGACTACGGTTTGTGCGGTAAATGTACGTGACTGCCCAGAGTTTGATTTGGTCATCCTTTTGTGCTCCCCGCCACCCAGCAATAGGTAGCCAAAGGCGTCGCCAACGTGCGAGTGTTCGTTCTTATTTGGGCTATCTCTGAATCTCTCTTGCCCTGCGCCAACGGCGATCCGCTTAAAGTGGTAGCCGCCAGCCAAGGATTTTCGAAGTAGCTTACAGTTCCTATTGACTAGCAGCCCGGGCTTACCAGCCACAAGCCGCTGCATCGGGGCGGCAGACGCTTCTCGCCTAACCTTAAAGTCGTTACTTGGCGTAGGCTGAGCACGAAGCCCCAATGTTCTTAGGTAGTCAAAGGCGGTTACTTCATATATGGCGTCCCTAGCCATACCAGCCGGGTCGCCCCAGACCATCACTTCGGCTTTGGGATAACGGGCATTGAGCTCAGCCAATAGCTGCTGGCCAAATCGCTCAAGCCCCATATCAAAGGTGACAATCTCATGGAGTACGTGCCACGTACCACTTTGCGTACGTTGTCCTATAACGGCGGCAGGCGTCAAACCAAAGTCTAGCCCTACTTGGATTGGAATGGTTGGGTCGTGTTCCAAGTCAGCCGTCATTAGTAGGTCGTCGTATTCTGGCCAGACTGGTCT